CGCAGGTGGAAGAGCCCTACTACGACCGCAACACCAAGAGCTGGGTGTACCCGGTAACGCGGGCTGAGGCACCGGTGCTGGCATCCGCCGCTGCTGGTTACCTGATCACCAACGCGGTGGCGTAAAGCCCGGCCTGCCATGTTCACCGAAGACCTCAGCGTGTTTTTCGACACCACCGAATTTGCCGACACCGCCACCCTCAACGGGGTCACGGTGGCGGCCCTGTTCGACGCCAACTACGCGCTGGGCTCTGTGGGCACCTACGGCATGGCCAGCAGCCAGCCAGCCATCACCCTGCCAACCACCAGCGTGCCCGCCAACCCGGTGGGTTTGCCTGTGGTGGTCAAGGGCACCAGCTACCTGGTGGCCGCCCATGAGCCTGACGGCACTGGCATCAGCCGCTTGCTGTTGGAGACTGCCGCATGAGCAGCCTGGCCACAAACGCTGTCACCGCCGTGCTGGCCGCCCTTACCGGTGTGCCAGGCCTGCCCACGCCTCAACGGGTGTACATGCGGCCTGTGTCTGCAGACGTGGCGCAAGCCGTGGTGGTGCAGCCAGCAGCTGCCGAGCCGGGTGCCTTTGACATGGCTGGCCAGCCCATTTCCTGGGCCATCAGCGTGGCGGTGGAGTGTTTTGCCCGGTTTGGTGCCGGTACGGCGCCGGATGTTGCGGTAGATGCGCTTTCCCAAGCGGCCTACGCCGCCGTCATGGCCGACCCCACCTTGGGTGGTGTTGCCGCCAATACCGAGCCCGGGCCCATCAGCTTCAACTTTGATGCTGACGGCGAGCGCACCGCCTGCGCAACCGTTTTGTTCACTGTTTTACAGCGCGCCACTCCTGGCGTTTTTTGATTGATTTTTGAAAGACCTGCACCATGTATTACTTCCCAGAAGGCTCCAAGTTTTACTACAGCACCACGTTTGCCGCCGCCAAAGTGGTATCTGCCCTTAGCAATGCCGACCCGGCCGTGGCCTCAGCCACCGCCCATGGCTACTCTGACGACGCCGAAGTTTTGATCAAATCCGGCTGGGATGACATCAATGAGTCCGTGTTTAAAGTAGACCAGCTCACTGCCGACACTTTCAGCCTGATGGACCAAGACACCACCGATGTCAATTGGTACCCCGCAGGCACCGGCACGGGCACCGCGCAGCTTGTCAGCAGCTGGACCGAAATCCCGCAAATTCTCACGCTCGACAACTCCGGCGGTGATGTCAAGTACGGCACCGTTTCCCCGCTTTCCAAGCGCAACGCCATCAACGTGCCTATCGGCCTGAACCCCGAAACACTCACCCTCACCATAGGCCACGACCCGGCCAATGCCACTTACAAGGCGATGCTAAAAATTGGCCGCGCCCGCACCCTGTGCGCGTTCAAGCAGGTTATCCCGGGTGGCGGCGTTACCTACGGCTACGGCTACATGATCACGTCAGAGCGCGCCAAGCAGTCCGCAGGCAACGCCAACAGCGTGCCCGTTGGCATCAGCATCCAGGGCCGCTCCATCAGCTACGGCGCATAACGCAGGGCACGCACACCATGGCCATCAAAATCGTTTTGTCAGACAAAGTGGGCGTGCGCGTGCAGGGCACGCTCACCAACGAGGCAGGCATCAAAGAACCGTTTGACTTCAAGCTGGTCTGCCGCCGCCTTGACATTGACACCGCCAAACAAGCCACCGAAACCGGCGACCAAAACCGCAGCTTTGCCGACTTTTTTGCGGAGTACACCGATGACTGGTCTGGCGTGCTAGATGCCGATGGCCACAAAGTGCCCTACAGCCCCGAGGCGCTTGAGCAGCTGTTCAAGATCCCTGGCCTTGGCTTGCTGGCTTATTCAGCCTATTTTGGCGAGATTGCGGCCAAAGCAAAAAACTAGCCCAGGTCGCCCGCGACGTAGCCGCCGCCACCAGCCATGACGACCAGCCCAGCGCCCAAATACCAGACCGCGCACGGGGCAGCTTCATGTCACCGCTGGCGGATGTGGCCAGCGCCGCTGGCGGCCTGCAGCTCACCTACCTCTGGCCGTGCAACCTGGCCACGTGGCAACACTGGCATGGCGTGCGCACCCAGTGGCGCGTGGGCGCCGGTGGCGCCACCGGGCTGGACTATGCCGGCGTGCAAGCCTACCTGGCCATGCAAGACCTCAGCGCGGCAGATCTGCGCGAAGTCTTTGCAGGCATTCAGGCTGCAGAAGCCGCCACCTTAGAGGTCTGGGCAGACCAGCGAAAAACCAAAACATAACCACCAGGCAGCACCCACCATGGCACTCAAAGAAGTTGGCATCAAACTCAGCCTGGAAGGCGGCCAGCAGGTCGAGGCGGGCCTGCAAAAAGTAGCCGGTGGTGCCGCCACCGTAGCCAAAACCATTGCAGGCATTACGGGCGGCTTCAGCGCCATGCAATTTGCCACCAAGCTGGTCGACGTGCAGCGCCAGTTTGACGTGCTCAACAGCAGCCTGATCACCGTCACCGGTAGCAGCGGCGCCGCCGCCAAAGAATTTGCCTGGATCAAGCAGTTTGCCAGCACCACACCGTTTCAGCTCAACGAAGTCACCGGCGCCTTTGTCAAGATGAAAGCCCTTGGGCTGGACGCCACCCAAGGCGCGCTCACCAGCTACGGCAACACCGCCAGCGCCATGGGCAAGAGCCTGAACCAGATGGTCGAGGCCGTGGCCGATGCCAGCACCGGCGAGTTTGAACGCCTCAAAGAATTTGGCATCAAGGCCAAAACCAGTGGCGACCAGGTCAGCCTCACGTTCCAAGGCATCACAACCACGGTGGGCAACAGCGCCGCCGGCATCACTAAATACCTGCAAGACATTGGCAACATCGAATTTGCCGGGGCCATGGTGGAGCGCGCCAAAACGCTCGACGGCGCCATCAGCAACCTGGCCGACAACTGGGGCGCGCTGTTTTTGACCATCAGCCAAAACAACGCCGGGGGCCTGATGGCTGACAGCGTTACTCTGGCCAATGGCGCTATCTCAGACGCCATCACCATCCTGAAAAGCCTGGACAGCGCCACGCAGACCAGTGCCAGCAGCACCGGTGCGCTATCCACTGCGCAAGAGGGTCTGGCCATTGTGTTTGAAACCGTGGCGGTACTGGCTGCCAACGTCAAATACGTGGTCACCGGCATCGGCACAGAAATTGGCGGCCTGGCCGCGCAAGCGGCCCAGCTGCTGCAAGGCAACCTGAGCGGCGCCGCTGCCATTGGCAAAGCCATGCGCGAAGACGCCGCCGCCGCCCGCAAAGAGGTAGACAGCACCACCGCAGCCATCCTGCTGGCCCGCCAGAATGCCGCCAACGCCACCCAGGTCAACGCCCAGGCCAGCGCCCGACTGGCCCGCCAAAGCACCGACACCGCCGCCGCCATCGTGGCGCACACCACAGCCACCACCACCAACGCCGCCGCCGCCAAAGCTGCCCAGGCCGCGCTGGACAAACTCACCCAAAGCTACCAAAAGCAAGCCCAAGCCGCTGCCGATGCCCGCAACAAGGAATACGCCGACATCGACAGCTACATGGCCGCCATGCGCCTCAAAAACATTGAAGACGCCAACGCCGCCGAGGCCGCCGTGCGCGCCGCCCAGGAAGAATTCGACAACCACGGCAAACTGCGCAGCGCCATCGAAGAGACCACCCTGGCCCGCCTGCAAGACCGACTTGTCAACCTGCAGGCAGGCACTGAAGCCTATGACAGCCTGGCGCGCCAGATCGGCGCCCAAAAGCGCCTCATCGGCATATTCAAGCAAGGTGAAGCCCGCGACGCAGCTGCAGATGCCGCCACCGCCGCCGCAGACGAATGGAAAAAAGCCAGCGAGAAAATCGAGCAGGACATCACCGACGCTCTGATGCGCGGCTTTGAGAGCGGCAAAGGCTTTGCGGAAAATCTCAAAGACACGCTGGAAAACATGTTCAAGACGATGGTGCTGCGCCCGGTGATCCAGGGCGTAGTGCAAAGCGGCATGAGCGCTGTTGGTGGGGCCCTTGGTGGCTCCAACAGCTTTGCGGGAAATCTGCTTGGCAGTGCCGCCAGCAACTACGGTAGTTCCATATTGGGTGCGGGCGGGCTGTTCGCCAGCAACGCCGCCTACGGTGCGGCCATTGGCACCACCAGCATAGCCGCCGGCTCGCAAGCGGCCATGCTGGCGGCGCAAACTGGCTCATTTGGAGCCGCTGGCTTGTCCGCCACAGCCGGTGCAGCAGGCGGCGCTGCCAGCACCATTGCCGCCGCCGTGCCGTGGATTGGCGGCGCATTGCTGATTGGCTCCCTGCTTAAAAACGACAAAATCAGCAGCAGAGGAACAGGCGAAGGCACCATCGGCTACGACGCCACCGGCACCCAGCTTGCCTCTGAGTCGCGCTACACCGGAGAGTGGGGCCTGACCCCCGCCGTGCAAAAGTCGGTGGACGGCTTGGCAGCCAGCTACATCAACACCGCAAAAAGCCTTGGCATTGCAGCCATTGAGACCGAGTGGGCTTTTGGCGGCAATACCGGCAAACAGTCTGCCGACCCTCAGTTTGCCATTGGCGTCAACGCGGGCGGCGCATCGTACAGCAGTGGTGAGATGCAGTTGAACGATGCCAACATCGCGTTGGCCACCAGCCGCGCCCTGTTGACCGCGCTGCAAGCCTCAGACTTGCCTGAGCACCTGAGCGGCGTTTTTGACGGCATCACCGCCAGCGCGGCCACGCAAGAGCAAATCACCGCATCGCTGGGTGCGGCTCAGGCTTTGTCCACCTTTCATAAATCGCTCGGCTTGCTGCCGGTGCAGTTCAAGAATCTAGCCGATCTGAGCTATGAGTCCACACAGGCTCTCATTGGCTTGTCTGGCGGGCTGGATGCGCTCAACAATAACCTGGGCACCTACTACACCAACTTCTACACCCAAGAGGAACAACGCGCCCAGACTGTCAAAAACATCAACGCCGCTGTTTTTGGCAGCGGGCTTGATGCCGCCACCGCAACCCGAGAGCAATTCCGGCAAATTGTTGAAGCGCAGGACTTGACCACTGAGAGCGGCCAAAAGATGTACGCCGCCCTGCTGGGCGTGAGTGGCGCGTTTGCCCAAATTTCAGTCAGTGCACAGTCTTTGATGGATGGCGTGTCCAAGTCGGTGAGCGACAGCATCTACAACATGCAGTACGGCATGGCCGACAACCAAGGCAAATACGGCATGTTGGACGTGCAGGCTGCTGGCTACAACGACAAGATGCTGGCCAGCAACGACATCAATGAGATTGCCAAGCTCGCGGCCAGCCAGATCGACGTGATCAACAAGGCGTGGGGGCTGCTTGACGAAGGTCAGCAAAAAGCTACCTACAGCCAGTTTGAGACAAAACTGGAGGCCATTGATACGTTTGTGCAAAGCAAGGGGGCAGACGCATTGGGCCTGCAAGCCGCTGCTGATCAGCGCACGGCAGACACCATTGCCGCAGCGGTAGAGGCTGCTGTAGCCAAGGCGATGGCCACCAGTGCCGCCGCCATGCAGGCCGCCGCTGACAAGGCGCAGCAGCCCATCGTGGTTGAAAGCCACGTCACCGTGACCGCGCCAGAAGGCTCCGAGGTGTCTGTCGCATGAAGACCCTCACCGCGCCCCTGCTGGCAGAGCTTGGCCTGTCAGTCACACGCCCCGGCTATCTGGTGCAGCTTGGCTATTCAAGCACGCTGTACCTGTCCACGATGGGCGACATCAGTTACATGGGCCAAGCCTGGAGCGGTGCCGATGTGAAAGTGTCGGGCGTGTCGATGGACGGCAGCGGGGGCAACAAGGCCAGCCTGACGCTGGGCAACACCGATGGCGCTTACGGTGCGCTGGTGCTCAACGAGGGCGCGAGTGACGTGGCTGTGAGCGTGTGGGCCTGCTACGCCGGGGCACCCAGCGATGCGGTGCTGGTGTTTGAAGGGTCTACAGACGGCGCACAGATCGACGCGGACAAAGTGACGCTGACCTTGGCTGCGCAGAAAAACGCCACGCTGTACTGCCCCCGCGTGTTTATAGCCAAGCCCACATTCAACTACCTGCAACCTGCAGGCACCAAGATTGTCTGGGGTGCTGAAACCTTTGTTCTGGAGCGGGCATGAGCACCTACCCCACCTTTACCTACAACCCATCGCAAAGCAGTGCCGAGGCACTGTTGGACGACCTGCAGGTAGACCGTGCCAGCAACGGCAAGCCCCGCATTCGGGCGTTTTACACCGAGCCAAAAAAGGCGTTTACCGTGGTGCATGAAGCCCTGACCGCCGCCGAGCGTGCCACGCTGCTGGCGTTTTACGCGGCCAACCGGCTGGGGACTTTTGATTTTGTGTGGGCGGCTGACGGTGTGACGTACACCTGCCTGTTTGCCGCGCCACCCAAGTCTGACATTGCGCCCGGCATCCGCTGGACGGTCACAACCCAAATGGTGCAAGCATGACAGAGTGGGCTGGCACGGGCGGCGTGGCGTCGTCTGATGGCCTGTCGGATGGTGTGTGGGACTTTCTTGGCGGCACGCGCCCCGCAGCCAGCGTGGGCACTTATTCCGGCGCAGGCATGTTGCTGTTGCCCAATCAGAATTGGTCTACCACTGGCGTAGCCCCGCGCGACACCCTCAACGACAGCGCCACACCAGCAGCAGAGCAACAGCTTTCGGTTGCCGCAGAAAATGCCCCTTTGCGGGTGATCTACGGCACCGTGACGATGGGGCCGCAGGTGGCTTGTGCGCTGGCCTACCAGGGCAATCTGATCATTCTGGCGGTGTGGGGGCATGGTGAGGTTGACAGCATCACCCAGCTTTACCTTGACGACAAGCCCGCCACGCTGACCGCTACCCACTACACCGGCACCGCTGGCCAGACCGTCAATGCGCTGCTGGTGTCGGCCTTTGCCGCGCAGACCCCGGCACAGACCTACACCGACGCGCTGCCTGGCATTTGCTACAGCGTCATCACCGTGCCGCAAGGGGCCAGCAGCGGCTTCCCGCGCCTGACGGCCACCATCAAAGGCCGCAAGGTCTGGACAGGTGCCTCTGATGTCTGGAGCAACAACCCCGCTTATTGCTTGGCCGACTTCTGCACCAACAGCACCTACGGCATGGGCAAAACGGTCGATTGGGTCAGCGTGGCCAGCGTAGCCGCCGACTGTGACGAGCTGGTGGGTGGCACGGAAAAACGCCGCCAACTTGACCTGTGCCTGGACACCGTTCAGGCGGTTGACAAATGGCTTGACACGCTGCGCACTTACGCCGGGTGCTGGGTGATACCGACAGCGGCTGGCCTGAAGTTTGTCAGCGACAAAGCAGGCAGCAGCGTGGCCAGTTTTGACCACGCGGCAGGGCAAATCCAAAGCCTGACCCAGCTTAAAAAGCGCGGCACACAAAGTATGCCCACGGTGATGACTGTCACCTACCGCGACACCAGCACCCAGCCGGTGCGCGACGGCACAGCAGTGGTGTATGCCCCCGGCGTGCTGGCAGGCACCACACCCCGGCGCGAGAGCCAAGTCAGCCTGCCCGGTATCACCCGCTACAGCCAAGCCGAGCGCGAAGCCACCGAGCGACTGAACAAGCTGCTGTTCAACGACCTGAGTTGCACGCTGGCCGTGTTTGACGAAGCGCTGGAAGTGGACGTGGGTGACATCGTGACCGTGACGCACCCCATTGGCCTGAGTGCCAAGCAAATGCGCGTCATCGGCATCAGTGGAGAATATGGGCGCTACCAGTTGGGCCTGGCTGAGTATGACCCAGCGGTGTACTGCGACACCGTGGCCACCGCACCAACGTGGGGCGATACCAACTTGCCCAACCCGGCAGCGCCACCGGCAGTGACCGGCGTGGTCATGACTGAGGAAGTTTTCCAGCAGCAGAACGGCACATACAGCAGTCGCTGGCGTGTGACGTGGGCAGCGGCCAGCTACAGCTTTTTGGCCTACTACCGGGCTGAGTTGTGGATTGGATCGACGCTGATCCATGCCACCAGTGCCGCCCTTGCAGAGTGGGCCACGCCCGCCATCCAAGAGGCACAGACCTACACCGTGAAAGTGGCAGCGGTCAGCAGCATTGGCAGCACGGGCGCATGGGCCACGCAGAGCGCCCCGGCGCTGGGTAAGCAACTCACCCCAGGTGATGTGCCCAGCGTGACAGCATTTGAAGCCAGCGGCCGTGTTTACGTCAACTGGGCACCCGCTATTGACATCGACATCTGGCGCTACGAAGTGCGCTATGGCTCAGTGGGCACGCCGTGGGCCAGCACTACCCTGATTGACCGGGTGGACGCGCTGCGCCTGCAAACCGACCAACTGCCTGTAGGCACATGGACGTTGCACGTTAAATGCCTGGACAGCGTGGGCAACTACAGCGCCACGGCTGCTACTTGCAATGTCACCGTGACCAGCGACAACAGCAGCTTTCTGATCAGCGCCTATGACCAGACCGCGCCCACTTTGAGTGGAATGCAGGAATACAGCCTGCACCCCGCCGACCCCAACCGCTACTTTGTCACAGAAGACGGCGCGATGTTTGGCACCAAGTACAGCGCCAACTTGTCCGCCTACACCAACCCGCTGGCCGCAACCCATGCCGGCCAGACCAGCACCTGGCTTGGCGAGTCTGACGATTGGGGGCTTGATCTGGGTGGGCAGTGGACAGGCGATGCAACCGTGGCAGACATCAGCGGCACGCACCTGAGTTACTTTGGCTCGGCCCTGGCTGCAGCCCCCGGCGTATGGAGCTACCTTGTCGGCCTGAGTCAGAAAGTGACCGCCCGTTTTGCACGGCTCAAGCATGAGTGCCTGACTACCGCGACCATGCTGGTCACGATCCCCACGCAGTCCATCCGGCTTGATGCCATCCCGCGTGAGGAAGTTGGTACCAACACAAGCATTAGTACAAGCGCAAAAACTGTATTCCTATCAAACGATTATGTTTCCGTTAAAAGGGCAAGTATTGTTCCTCAAGGAACAACCTCAGCAACGGGGGTGCTTGATAATATAGGATATAACGCCCCT